TCCGTGATCCGTCGGCCAGTCTCTGTGTACCAGCGTCATTGGTTGCTGTAGGTGTATACGTATTAATGTCCTCAACTGCAGAGAATCTTACAAACATATCATCTTGAGTAGACTTTGTACCAATCGTGGTTTCTGTACCAAAGAATACTAAGTGTCTATCCGGTGTGGATACTAACATGTGTCTTGATGCTGTTGGTGCGCCAGATATAATCGTGGCTCTTGTAGACGTAGCATCTGTTGCTGCAGAGTTCCATTCGAAACATTCACCATCAACAATTAAACAAATTGCTTTGTCACCAAAGTTATCTAATGACCACATACCAGGGTCTACAATTAAGTCACCTGATGCTGCCTCACCCCATGCCACAAAGTTTGATGTGCTTGTAACTGTGTCTCCTCCAGAGTGTGATGCTGCAGTTGTATTTCGTACACCTCTTGTTACACCAGATAAACTATTACCTGATACACCTGTGTATGAAATTTCTTCTGTACCTATCTGTATAAAGTTTGTACCTGACGATGGAAACTGTGATGCATCTGTTAGTGTTATGCTCGTTGCAGAGTCTGTAATACCAGAAGCAAGTGTTGTTGATGTTGCTCCAACTTCTACACCACTCCAAGACCCTAGACCATAACCAAAACCTTGTCCTTGTACATCGGGGCCTATATGATAATAATGTTGTACTCTAATACCACCTGATTCTGTTGCACCAGATCCAGTCTCATTAGACGGCATTGTAATTGTAATCGTATTTGATGATGGTACAGTTGTAACCATAAATCTTATGTCATCAAAGTTTGCTGCTGCGTAATCTGAATTTGTAATAGCTGTAAAGTTATCAAGTAAAATAACATCGCCAGCTTCAATACCATGATCAGTAGAAAAATTTATTGTAACGATAGCTGATCCGTTAGTTGTGCTAAATGCGTTTGTAAGTGTTGTTGTAGTTTCAATAGGATGTATGTCATAGAACACACCACCTGAATAAGCATATAAAACTCTGTTGGTTCCTATAATAGAGTATTTAATACCCTGACTATTTGTAAATTGATGTAGACCTCTAGCAGCTCCTGTTACATTGTCGGCTCCTAGCTGTTTCCAACCACCTATTTTTTCAGGGGTTGTGTATCTAAATCTTACATTATCACAATCTATCCACTGTCCTTCAGCAGTTGTGGCTGTAATTTGTTTATTTATACCAGGTGCAAACCCTATCTTTTGTAACATAGATCTCCAGATTATATTAGATTGCGTTGATTATCAACGTTGTTTGGTGAAAGAAGGCATACCTAACATAGGTCTTTTATCATACAAATTGGTCTTTGCAAACCTTCCTTGTGAATGATTATAGTGCAAGAATACTTGGCCACATAATTGACCTTCAAAAGGTTCTCTCCAGTGCTCTAATTCACAACCAGAGTACATAAGCATATCTCCAGGTTCTAGGTCTACTTTTACACCTTTGGGTGCATTGGGCTTATGTATGCCTTTATGCTCGTCTATGACGTTGTCAGACCCCGTAGGATCGATAAATATGGGCCAGTTATCTCCACCTAAATTCAATGTAGTAGATATCTCACAACTTGGTCTATCCTTATGTCTATTTAGTATGGCGCCTTTTTCATAAACTCTAGCATAAGAATAAGTAGGAACAAGAACCATTCCTGTTTCCTTTTTCATAACAGGAAGCACTTTCATTAAAAGTGTCTCCATAACTTGATCTGCGTAAATAGAGTATACACCTGGAACTTGTGAATCTTTCCAAGTGCCGTGTAGTGGGCTTTCAGGTAAAATATTATTTTGATACATGTAATTAATAGCATCTCTTTTTAACAAGAAATAGTTATAGCAAAAATTTGCTAATTCGTATGATACTGCTTTTTTTATAACTTTATATTTAAAAGATTCCATGTTGTGTAAAATTAAAACTTATTGATATTCTTATATCATCTGATTCATTAGGATCAACACAGTGTTCTAGCCATGCTGGAAACATAAGAACTCTGTTTTCAATAGGCTCTACGTGCACTTCAGTCCACAGATGATTGGGTAATTCTATGCCTTTTTTTCTAGCAGGAAAAACATATTTTGGTCCACCCCTAGGATCATCAAATTTTATATGTCCAGAGTTCTTAGGAACTTTAATATAGTAAGCGCCACTAAAAAAACTATTGGCATGAACATGAGGTCTATTAAAACCATCTTTATAATTTATATTAGCCCACATGTTTCCTAAAGTAGGCTCTTTGTCTAACATTTCTTCTTTATAAATTTCTTGCTGCATCTTATATAGCTCATCAATTAAGGGTTTAAACACTGGCATTGTTTGCATGTTGGTTTGACTGTGCCAACCTTTTACGTTGGTTTTTTTTAAACCTTCATCTCTTTTAGACCATTCTAAAATTTCTTTTTCAAAAAGTTTAATATCAAGATTAAGATCCTTGGCGTAAAGAAAAGTTGGAAAGAAACCTGCTTTAATCATTTAAAGGGCTCCCCTCCAAACCACATGACTAAAGATTTTCTCAAACCTTTTGTTACTGGAATAACTCTATGATTAATGAAGCTAGCAAAGAATATAGCATGGCCTTGTTTAGGTCTAATAATTTGACCTGGTTTAGCTACCTCTAATCCTCCTCCTTCAAATTCATTATCACCAGATAGAATTAAAGTCATAGATATCTTTCTTACAGGTGGCTCGCTCTTCATAACCAAATCACAATCCATATGCCAGTCATAAAAACCACCTTCTGGATATTCTGTGTATTGTGCTTGTTCGTTTATTTGCATGTTTTCAAAACCAAAATGTCTTTTATTTGTTTGATGCATAATTTCGTTTAATCTTCTGTACATAGGCGTTGCTACTTCTCCATCAAAAGGAATCCAACTAATGTGAGATGTTCGAGTTTTTGTATCATACACTCCTTTATCTCCTATACCTATCTGTGCATTTTGTGGTGGCATAGACCTTCCTAGGTTACATATTAATTCACATTGTTCTTTAGTAAAAACTGGTTCGGTTGTTTCAACTATCCAAGATTTCCAATTAGGTTCTTTCACTATCATAATGACATCCTTGCTGCGTTGTGTCTAACTTGGTCATATCTAATATCACAATTAGCAGCTAAAGTTCTTCTAACTTGATTTGTACTATTAAAAGGAAAAACGGTGTGGCGCATGTCATACGGAAAAATATAAAAGTCTCCTACCTTTAATTCTGGTTGATAATCTGTGGAAGCAAACTGACCGCTTGAATTACCTATTATTTGTAATTTTCCATTACAAGGTTGATCACTTGCTGAATATTCCTCACCATAATGAGACGGTAGTTTTAAAATCATAACCGAAGATAAACCAGTAAAAATTGATCCTTGGTGAATATGAATAGGATTGTATTCGTTATCTTTCATTTCATTAATCCAAATAGAACTCAGTCTTATTTCCATTGGAGTTATTCCTTTAATATTTAAATACTCAGTATACACAGACAAAAACCAATCTAAGACATAGCGAGATAAAAAATTATGACTAGTCTGTTTATCACTAGCAACACCCGAGTAATATAAGGAATGTTCATTTTTTATTTTACCCACAAGTTGTTTGTTAGCGGGTTTTAGGTCTTTAAATCTAGTTTCATAAATAGAATTAATATCGTTAAATATCTCAAGGGGAACTTGAGTATGCATTACATACTGACCTAACGGAATTATTTTACGTTGCATTGCTACCTCTAATCTTTGTTGCAGATATATCCTCTATTTCTTTTGGAAGAGATATTTTTTCTATTTGATAACCAACGTCTCTGCCATAACAAATGTTAGTTATATTGGGGACTCTTACAACCTCAAATTTATTTCTATAGTCTTTAAGTTTTTTCATAATCTTTCGTCGTACTGTCTTAAACGGATAAGGATTATTTTTTCCTTCACACGTTCTAACCATTATAACAACTTGCCCAGTTTTTTCCAGAGCTTTTTTAAATAATTCAAAATGCCCATCATGAAAAGGTTGATATCTTCCTAGCATTTGTGCTGTGGGTTTTTTATAGTTTATCACGTATATCCTTTATAATATTTTGATAATCAAAATTAGTTATTTCAAATGTACAAGAACTTGGCTTTTCAAACATTTGATTTGTGTCATCAAATCTTCCCTTTTTAATTGTATTCATCCATATCTTTACATCATACTCGTGTCTATCTTCATCAAACGGACAGATAAAATCAACGACAGCATGACCGTCCGCAAGAGCAGATAAACATGCCATTCGCTGAGCCTGTCTTGTTCTACCAGACATAGAAAAATCCCAATCATTAAACATCTTTCTTATTTCGTCTGCATTAAAATAAGCTAACCCAGTTGATAGCTGTCTAGCAAAAGTTGTTTTTCCAGAACCCGGTAAACCAAATACTAATATTCTCATAATTTAATGTGTCCATATTTTTTTATAATACTTTCAGGTATCATTTTTTTGTATTCGTTATGTTGAATGGATATATGTGATCTAATAGTATGGAGATTGTTACCAACAACAGCATCATCATACTTAATATTATTTAAATTAAATTGAGTAATAGAATGGTATCTGTGTGGATAATATTCTAATCCTAAATAGTAATACACTTGTTTCATTGTCTTCTCTGTATTATTGACTAAATCCTCATACTTTATAAAAAGATATTTTTGTTTTTCTTTCATAGCGCCTTCAACAGACTTTAACGTTTTTACAATTCCTCCATCTGGGTGCATTAGTTCATTAAGTTTATCTTCAATCGTATTATGGTTTTTATTTAAAAAAGCAGTAGGCTCATTTTCAAACCATTTAATATAAGAGGCTAGAACATCCATAAGATCTCTCCATAAAATTATACATTTAATTGGTTGATTAAAATGTTTCTTAAGTAGATAAAGATTACCTGAATTTAAAGCTGGACCTCTATCTATAATTGTTTCTTGTGGCCAATCTTTATAAAAATGATCGTAGACCATATTTAAAACATTATCTAAAGATTTATGATCAGGATAATTTTTAAAAGTCTCTTCTGATTTTAAAAGGTGAAGAACTTTCATAATCTCTAAAGTTATTGAATTTGCTGTGCAGGCAAGATCTGGATTTTGATTTATTATAGAAGCAAATAAGGTATTACCTGATCTTGGTAGAGATGTTAGAAAACAAATATCTTTACTTCGTTGTAACCTTGAGAGGATTTTCTTTCGAAAGAGCCTTTCGTTTCTCATGCGGTAACTGTTCATCTGTCTTTATCCTTTCAATAGTTTCTAGTTGACCCATCACGTTAAACACTTCAGGTTGTGAAGAGCCCTCTGTAAGAGTAGCGGCTTTATTTTTCATTATGGCGTGATATGAATTCATTTGATGTGTGTTAACATTTTTGTCATCAAAACTACCATTATTAAATTCTTTTTTTAATTTAGACCACATTTTAAGTTCTCTCATCCGGTCTTTTGCAACAAGTTCTGCGCCTGCTTGATTAAATCTTTTTTCATCAAGATCTATTAGATAAAGATCTTTTTTATATTCATCTGTTTCTGTTTCTATCTTTTTTTCTAATCTTTTTATTTTAACTGCATTTTTTCTATATCTAAAAGATAGCTCCATTAATTGTTCTAAGAAAACATTTTGTTCTCTAACACATTGCCAATATTTCGATGCCACTGTTGGATATTTATAGTCTTGAAGAACAGACATTCTAGCTTCTGTTTCTGTCCTAAATATTTGTTTTTTATTCCAAGTATCTCGAAGTTCACCAATCATGTCTTTAAATTCAAGAACATCTTCTTTTGGAAGAATGTTATGAAGATGGTTTTCTTCTTTTTCAATTAAAGGTTTAATATTGCTATACTCTTTATCCATTCTGTTTTGTTTATACTTCTTTCTATATAAAAGTCAATTATTAACTTCCAGTAATTGTCTTTGTTGACACTGCTGCTGTAAATTCTTCTGTGTTGTCAACAGGTGATCCTGTACTTCCGCCAAAAGCTAATCCTAAACTTGAAGTTCCAGCTCCTGATAAACCATATCTTGCTGTACTCATATTTGTAGTTGTAGTCCAAGTAGATCCGTCGTATTGTTCTGTTGCATTTGAAACAGCTGGGAGACTACCGCCAAAAGCTAAGCCAGCCGTCTGCTCTCCGGATCCTCCAACTCTGTCTCTAGCTGTATTTAAATTATTACTTGCAGTCCAAGAAGACCCATCATACTCTTCTGTGCTAGCTAAACGAGCACCTGGTGAAGGTGTGTTTTCAAGACCTGCAAATCCTAAACCAGCAGTTTGTGTTCCACATCCAGCTAAAAATCTTCTAGCTGTGTTCATAGCGCCTGATCCTGTCCAAGAAGAACCGTCGTATTCTTCTGTTGTAGCTACGTTAGCACTAGTTTGCAGCAGACCACCAAAAGATAATCCTGCTGTTTGTATACCAGCCGATCCCATTCCTCTTTTTGCTACAGGCATGGCATTACTACTTGTCCAATTTGTTCCATCATACTCTTCTGTGTTAGCTAAACTAGATGAATCAAAACCACCAAATCCTACAGCTGCTGTTTGTGTCCCAGTTCCACCTAATGCATATCTTGCTGTTCCCATATTATTTCCAGCTGTCCAGCTTGTGCCACCGTATTCTTCGGTTGCATTTGTTTTAGCTGGGCCAGGATATCCACCAAAGGCTAAACCTGCTGTTTGTGTCCCAGCTTGTCCCAGCATATATCTTGCTGTTCCTAAATCTCCGCCCGTTGCCCAAGCTTCTGTAAATATTGCTCCTCGTAAAACTTGATCTGTAGTATTGTACCAGACTTGACCTTTTACAGGATTGTCTGGATTCGAAGATACTACCGGTACTTGTGTTCCTTTTATGTCTTTGTATGCTGCCATATTAACTTATTGTTATACTCTTTGTTGTTGTTGCTCTTGTAAATTCTTCTGTAGCAATTCCAGGACCAGGAGTTCCAAAAGCAACTATTCCAGCTGCTTGAGTTCCGCCTCCAGCTCCTAAGACTCTACCGGCATTTAAACTTGCACTAGCTGCAAAACTTGTACCATTGTATAGTTCTGTTGATGTTAAAATAGCTGGAGCAGCAGTATTACCACCAGAAAGTATACCTGCAGTTAAAGTTCCGCCTCCCATAGCTTGTTCTCTTGCCGTAATTGCACTTCCACCAGATGTCCAAGAAGAACCACCATATTCTTCTGTTGCGTCTGTTAATCCTGGAGGAGAACCACCTGTTGTTACGTAAGATGCTGTTTGAGTTCCGTTCACAGACGATGCAGCAACTTTTCTTTCTAGTGATAAAGCACCACCATTTGTCCAACTTGTTCCATCGTATTCTTCTGTTGCAGAACTTTTACCTGGTGATCCGGGTACACCTCCCCCAAAAATTAATCCTGCTGTTAAAGTACCAGAAGCACTTAAACCATCTCTTGCTGTTGTTATAGTTCCGCCAGCTGTCCAAGAGCTTCCATCATATTCTTCTGAAGTATTATACCTACTTCCTGGACTTGGTTGCAGACCAGCAGCATTAACAGCTGCTGTTTGAGTTCCAAAAGATTGACATGCTCTTTTAGCTACGGGTAAATTTCCACCATTTGTCCAATTTGTTCCATCATACTCTTCTGTGTTGTTTGTTGAATTAGGTGAACCTGGAGGTGTTTCTCCTGCGCATGAAAGTTGCGCTGTTTGAGTTCCAGTTCCAGCCATACTATATCTTGCTGTTGATGCGTTGTTAGCTGTTGCCCAAGCTTCACTCATCCCTCTATATTTTAAAGTTCCAGGTGAGCTACTGTTGTACCACACCTGACCTAAAACAGGGTTGCTTGGGTCAGAGCTAACACTCTGCCATTTAAAACCTTTTATTTCTTTGTAGTCAGCCATTAAAAAATTACTCCGGTAAAGTTATGTCTTCTGGTCTAAAGTTGCTTCTATCGTCCTCTGGTCTTGCATCCCACTGAGCCTGAGCAGCTTGTACCTCTGCATCAACAATAGCTTGAGCTTCTGCTCTTGTTTTAGGTTCTCCTAAAACTTCTCTTATCCAAGCATTAGCTTTTCTATTGTTTGCAGGGACTTGCCAGACATTTCCTGGGTAACCTGACGGTCCAAAGTTAGTAGAATCCTCTACTGTAATGAAACCTTTACCCCAATTTGTTGCTACTAAATATTGATGTGCCATAGTTTGTCCTCCTTAACTTGTTGTTAGTGTTTTTGTTTTTACTCCTCCAGTATCAAAATTTGCTGCGTTAGAACCTGCAGCTATAAGAGTATTATTTTGTGTTTGACTTGAACAATAGCCACTCGCAAAAGAAAATGGAACTGAATTTCCAGTTGTCCAAGAAGAACCGTCGTATTTTAAATCGTTTTGATAACTATCTGGACCCTCTGTTGTATACATTCCTGCTGTTAAAATTCCTGATCCACCCTTATTATATCCTGCGTTACCAGGCAAAGCTCCTGCTGTAGTCCAAGATGAACCATCCCATTCATAACCAGTTGGGGTAGGGGCTCCTATTTGAGCTCCTCCGATAAAAGCTGCAGTTTGGATACCAAATCCACAACCGTAGTTTATGGCTGATGGCATACTTGTTGAAGCTGTCCAAGAAGACCCATCATATTGTGCATGATTAGATAAACTTCCACTAGGTGTTCCACCTCCCGCTATTGCTCCTGCTGGTTCCAAACCAAAACCTATGGCTCTATTTCCTGAATAAGGAGCAGTGTTAACATTTGACCAACTTGATCCGTTAAATTCTTCACAAGCGTTAGATGTTCCTGTTGATGGAGAAGTACCGATTGCACAAACAGCTGCTGTTGTTGTTCCAAAACCACCTCTTCTATAAAGAGAAACTCCTAAATCGGGTTTAGCAGTCCAAGTGCTACCATCATACTCTTCTGTTTTTAATACAGTGCTAGATGGCCATCCGCCATACGCTAAACCTGCAGTAGCATCACCCGCACCACCAGTGGCTGCATAGTTTCTTGGTGAATTTAAAGCTGGAGTAGTTGCCCAACCTTGAGCCGTTTCTACAGTAGCCTTTAAAATATTAGTAGTAGTATTATACCAAACTTGTCCGGTGTCTGCTGTTGGATCACTGGAAGTATTAATATTTGTAAAACCCTGTATGCCTTTATAGGTGGACATTTATTATTTCTCCCTAAGTAGCCAACCCTGAGTACCATCCGTATATACTAATGTGAAAGCTGCTCTCTCAACTGAAACTGTTAAGTCTGCTGCGCTTCCCATAATTTTTTCTGAGTTTCTTCCTACAGTTAAATTGTTTGTATCAAATGTGCCGGCGTAATCTATAATACTTACTTCGTCTCCTAAAGTTGGTGAAGAAGGTAAAGTCATTGTAATCGCACCTGACGTTGTATTTACAAAATATCCATATCCTGCAGACATAGTTGCTGCAGTTGTTGCAACTGCTTGCCAAGCAGTTCCTGCAGTTGAAAATGAAAGTTGACCAACACCAGAAGTACCAGATCCTGTTACAGAATCTACTTTTAAAAATGTTCCTGCTGTTACGTTACCTGTAGGGAATTTTAATGAGTAAGATTGTGAGGCTGAGTGGGCCGGAGAAATCAGCTTAATCCCGTGGGAATTATTTTCGCAGTTAAGTTGGATAGTTCCAGGATTAGTATTACCACCTATTTCTACATAACCTGTTCCATTTGGTGTTGCTGTAATATTTCCGTTTGCACCATCTGTAATTGTAATATTTCCAGAGTTTGTTCCTGAATTAGTATCTAAAACTAAATTATATGCACCGCTTGATGTAATTGTTGGTGCAGCTGATCCTGTACCAATTTTAATTTCACCAGATCCTTTTGGTGCTAATTCTAAATCAATATTTGAATCACCACCAGCAGCGGCTAATTTAGCACCAGAACCTGTAGCAGCGTTTGTAATTTCTAATTGGTTAACAGCGGAGGATGTAGTTTGAAAAATTAATTGTTCATTTCCATTT